TAGGAGGACTCTATGGCTAGAGCAAATAAAGATAGTGCCTTTGGTCTAAGACCAATTGGTAAGATCGGACAGAATAGAGACAACCAGGGTTTAAGTGAGTATTCTATCACAGCAAATGATAGTACTACGATCTTCTTTCAAGACGCGGTTTCAGCAACAGCAGCAGGTACAATTCACCACGCTGCAGCTTCTGAAGCTTTCTTGTTAGGTTCACTCAATGGTGTCTTTTATACTGACCCGACAACAAGTAAGCCTACGTTCGCAAATCATTACTCGCAAGTAAATGCGGCTGATATTTCGGCGTTCGTAGCAGATGATCCGTACGAAAGATTCGAGATCCAGTCTAACAAAACTACTGCACACACGCAGTCAGACATTTTCCAAAACTGTAATATGGAAATGACAGCTGGAGACTCTGCGAACTTTGTTTCAAAATCTGAAATAGATATCGCAGGTGGTACGACTACTGGTACGGCTCAACTAAAAATAACAGGTGTATCGAATGATATTGATAACAGCAACTTAACTCACGCAAGTGGTCACGTTAACTTTGTTGTTATGATCAACGAGCACTTATACAATGCTAAAAATAACGGCATATAATAGCGGAATAGGAGATTAAATTATGGCTATATCAAGAGGACAACTAGTTAAAGAACTAGAGCCAGGTTTGAACGCACTGTTCGGCTTGGAATATAAACGTTATGAGAATCAGCATGCTGAGATATATGTAACAGAAACTTCAGACAGAGCGTTCGAAGAAGAAGTTATGTTATCTGGTTTTGCAAATGCATCAGTTAAACCAGAGGGTTCTGGCGTAGTTTTTGACAATGCTCAAGAAACTTACACAGCTAGATACACTATGGAAACTGTTGCGCTAGCGTTCGCGATCACTGAAGAAGCGATCGAGGATAACTTGTATGACAGACTTGCGTCTAGATATACAAAAGCATTAGCTAGATCCATGGCAAATACTAAACAAATAAAAGCAGTTGACCCATTATTAAATGGTTTACCTTCAGTGGGAACTTTCACATCTGGTGATGGTTCTTCATTGTTTGCAACAAACCACCCAACAATAGCGGGAACTGTTTCAAATACGTTGACTACACAGGCGGACCTTAATGAAACTTCATTAGAGCAATCTCTTATTGACATTGCTAAAATGACTGATGAGAGAGGTTTGAAAATTGCAGCAAGAGGAGTTAAAATGATTGTTCCTTCGGAGAATCAGTTTAACGCTGAGAGATTAATGAAATCTCAAGGTAGAACTTCAACAGCTGACAATGATATCAACGCAATCGTTTCTATGGGAATGGTTCCTCAAGGATACAGAGTGAACAATTTCTTAACTGATCCAGATGCGTTCTATCTAATCACTGATGTACCAAACGGTATGAAGTATTTCGAGAGAACACCTATCAGAACAGCGATGGAAGGTGACTTCGATACTGGAAACGTAAGATACAAAGCTAGAGAGAGATACAGATTTGGTGTCTCTGACTACAGAGGTATCTTTGGCGTTGAAGGTGCGTAATACTTAAAAATTTAAGGCGGGACACAATCCCGCCTTATTTTAAAACTAGAAAGAAAAAATGCACCCTAAACAATTCAGAGTACAAATTTATGCATATCAGTATCGTGCTGATTTTGTTATATCTTCCTTAGACGGTCCCTTAGATATCGAAAATGCCATAGTTGACAAACTAGGAAAAAAAGATATAAAATGGGAATATCTTGGAGAAATGATGAATCCCAAGATTAAAAGAATAACCTATGAGGAGGTTATGAATGGAGAAAATGATGTTACATCTACAAGACCTTTACAAGAAAAAGAGGGGTCTGGATCTTCAGTGGGAGCAGGAACATCTCAAGGAGGGTAGGTATACCCTTAATATGGTTAAGATTGATAGACAAGTCAAAGAAGTTCTTACCCATATAAAAACTGCAGAAGCTAAAAAAGAGCATCTGCAAAATAAAATTGAGGAAGTAGCTCCACAAGTTTCCGTAGCAACTTAAACAAAAAGCTACATCGTTGGAAAATTTCTATCCGCACTACAGGCTCTCTTGCACTCTATCTAAAACTAGTATATAAATTAATTACTATACAATTAATAATGATATATAGACGAGTATAGTCGACGGCCTAGAGACTATATATCTTAACTAGGAGGATACAATCATGGCAGGAACACACTTTAGAAATCCAATAATGTTTGCTGGATTAGCTAATAACACTAAATGGTTTAAGGATTTACCAGTAGACAACAATCCTAACTACATATGTTATAAAGACGATTTTATTTATAACACTTTACCTTCAGCAGAATGGTCAACATCTATTGCAGATGCTGGTGCATCAGCTGGTATATCTAATGAAGTAGGTGGAGCAGTAACTTTAACATCTGCTAACACTACGGACAACAACGGTCTGGCTTTAGTAAAAACTGCTAACACTTTTCAAGCTGTTGCAGAAACTAGAGACAGTTCTAACGCGGTCACTAACCCAGGTACAATTATTTGGTACGAGGCGAGAATTCAAAACAATGACGCTAACGCTACTGACTATGGTACTGGATTAGTTGAAACTTTTACTGGAAGTTCTGGATGGAGATCTGCAAACAGAATCTCTATTGAGTCTAACAACGGTGAACAGTTTTACAGATTTGTAACTAAAAATGCGGATGGCACAAATCAAGTTCAATACACTGCATACACTATCACTGATAGTGCTTATGACACCGTAGGGTTTAGAGTAGATAAAGCTGGAAAAGTTGAGTTTTTTGTTAACAGAGTTTTAGCAGCAACTGTTACATCAAATATTAACACTGATGATATGCAAATGTTTGCAGCTTCAGTATCAGCTTCTGCTTCTGGACAGAGAGTAACAAAATTAGATTACATTAGTGCAACTCAGAACAGAAATGCTTCTGAACTTATTGGTAATATCTAATAAATAATTAACGGGGACTCGACTTGTTTAGAAGAGTCCCCTAAGAATTAAGGAGAAGAATATGCAAACATTTGGAAGCACTGGTGACATTTCTAACGCAAATGTGACTACTGAAAACAAAGTTGTAAAAACTGGAAGAACAAGAGCTTTAGGTGTTGTGTTAAACACAACTGCTGCCTCAGGGGATTTTCACTTAAAAGATGGTGGGGCTGCAGGGACAGTAAAATTTAAATATAAAACAAGTGGAACTGCATCTGCAGGTAGTCCAATTGTAATTAATTTCCCTGGACCTATTTTGTTTGAAACAAATCTAACAGTTGCTTTTACTACTGAACACGTAACAGTTTGCTCTGTATTTTATAACTAGGAGGCAAAGTGGCTTTTTCAGGCACAAGTACATTCGAGAAATTTCTCTCGATAGATGATATTATTACTGAAGCTTTCGAAAGATTAGGATTCTTTGATTATTCAGGAAATGATTTAAGATCTGCAAGACGTTCTTTAAACATAATGTTTCAAGAATGGGACAACAGAGGTCTGCATTTTTGGGAGGTAGCACGAACCGCTATTAGTTTGGTAGAAAATCAAAATGAATATACAATATTTAGATCTCCATCTGATGGAAATGCAAATGGTATAACTACCACTTTATCATCAGGAATTACAGATTCAGCCACTACAATTCCAGTAGCATCAACTAAAAATATGAACGCCACTGGTAAGATAAGAATTAATTCTGAAGTGATAACATATACTTCAATTTCAGGTAATAACATTTTATGTTCAGCCTCTGATCGAGGAGCTGACGGTACAACCGCTGCATCTCATGCTTCTGGTGATGCTGTGACTAATTTTGTGGATATGGTTTCGGATATTTTGGAAGCTAGTTATAGAAATTCAAGCGACGTGGACACACCACTTTCAAAAATTAATAGATCTCAATATCAAGCTTTTTCAAATAAAAGTTCTACTGGCCAACCATCACAATATTTTGTTCAAAGATTTATAGATAAAGTTACAGTAACTTTATATCTAACACCAGGTAATACACAAGCTGGTGAATATTTATATTTCTATTATGTTAAAAGAATTCAGGATGCAGGTAAATACACAAACGAAGCAGATGTTGTTAATAGATTTGTGCCATGTATGTGTGCAGGTTTAGCTTATTACATGGCTATGAAAAAAGCACCGCAAAGAACACAAGAAATGAAATTAATTTATGAGGATGAAATACAAAGGGCATTAGCAGAAGATGGTTCACCTGCTAGTGTTTACATTTCACCTAAAACTTATTACCCAGAGATATAATGGCAAAATTTGCAAAAGGAAAATACGCATTAGCAATTTCAGATAGAAGTGGTCAAGCATTTCCGTGGAGAGAAATGGTTACAGAATGGAATGGAGCTTTTGTGCACATTACAGAATATGAACGTAAACAACCACAGCTGGAGCCAAAACCTTTTGTTGCAGATCCTCAAGGATTAGAGCAAGCAAGACCTCAGCGTTTTGATTTAAACACTGGTGGTGGAGGAGGAATTATTGCTGATTTAACTCTACCTGGATCTTTTTCTTTTCAAGATCAAAGTAATAATTCTATGGTGCCAGAAAATCCATCTGATATAAATAGAAGAAGAGAAGCAAGTTTAACTTTAGGAGATGTAGCGGTAACAATATCATGACATATACAGAATTAGTACAAAAAATTAGAGACTATACGGAAGTTACTAGCACAGTTTTAACTGATACTATTGTGAATGGTTTTATTGAAAATGCAGAATTTAGAATTTTAAGAGATGTAGATTCTGATAATAACAGAAGATACGTAACTGCTCAAATGGTGGCTAGTCAAAGATTTATAGATACCCCTCAAAATCTATTGGTAATTAGATCTGCTCAAATAGTAGATTCCGCAGGGGTTGGAGTGGCTAATGACAGGGATTTTTTACAATATAGGGATACTAGTTTTATGTCAGAATTTAATAATCTAGGAGTTCAAGGAACCCCTAAATATTACAGCAACTGGGATGAAGATACAGTAGTTGTAGCCCCTACACCTGATCAAACCTACACAATACAATTAAATTATATCTTGAAACCAGATGGATTATCTAGTACAGTTTCTACTACATATTTAAGTTTGAATTTTCCCAACGGACTTTTGTATGCATGCCTGGTCGAGGCATATGGTTTTTTAAAAGGGCCAAATGATCTCTTGCAATTGTACGAAGGAAAGTATAAACAAGTGGTAGAAGGCTTCTCAATAGAACAAATGGGAAGAAGAAGACGAGATGAATATCAAAGTGGTGTTCCTCGTATAGGTAAATAGGAGATAAACATGGCAATAACACAAGCAATTTGTAATGCGTTCAAGAAACAACTACTAGAGGGTGATGCTAATTTTTCAAGCTCAAGTGGTGACAAATTTAAGATAGCTCTTTATACTTCTTCAGCGACTCTAAACTCAGCGACAACTTCCTTCACTACTACTAACCAAGTAGCAAACTCAGGACAATATACTTCTGGTGGAGGAGCACTTGTAAACTTAGCAACTTCAATAACAGCTGGTGTAGCAAGAGTGGACTTTGCAGATAGATCCTTTACTGGAGTCACTATAACTGCAAGAGGAGCATTAATCTATAATACATCATCTGCGGTAACAAACGCATCTGTATGTGTTTTAGATTTCGGTGGAGATAAAACAGCTACTTCAGGCGTATTTACAATTCAGTTTCCAGCACAGACTTCAACAGCAGCGATTCTAAGGATCTCTGGTTAATCGTAGGGGGTAAACTCCTATGAGTGGATCAGGAACTTGGAGTGCTGGCTTTTGGGGCCAAAACCAATGGAATGATTTAGCAAATCCGAGCTTTACAGTTACGGGTATTGCCCTTACTGCAACCTTAGGGGATGAGTCAACTGTTGGTGAGATTAATGTAGGTTGGGGTAGAGCCAACTGGGGTGATTTTGCTTGGAACATTGCTGGTAACGTTCTCCCCACAGGTCTTCCTATAACAGGGGCTTTAGGTAGCCCAACAATTCATATTGATGTAACTGCCACCACTTCAACAAACAACGGTCAATTAATGACCGCTAGTCTTGGAACTACCACTAACATCGATATTCAAACAAAAGTATTTCCAACTGGTCTCCCTTTAACAAGTGCATTAGGAGTTGCTGATGCTGGTCCTGATGCAATGGCTACAGGTATTGCAATGTCCATGGGACTTGGGACTGTTCAAGCGTTTAACCAAACAGGTTGGGGCAGACAACAATGGAACGTAAATGCATGGGGAGTTGAAGGTCAGTTTGCTACGGCAGCTGTAACTGGAATAGCTATGACCGCGGCGGTGAGTGCACCACAAGCTGTTAAAGGTGATGCAAATTTACAATTAAATACTCTAAACGTAGCTCAAGTAACTCTTGGTAATGTAGATCCAGCTCCAGATGCAATGATCATTGGAGAAGCCATGACTGCATCTTTAGGAAATGCATTGGGTATTATTAATTACACCGATATTCCTACAGGTATTGCAATGACTGCCACTTTAGCTAGTGTCACAGCTGTTCCAAGTCAAGAAGTAGATGTAACAGGCATAGGCATGAATGCTCAATTAGCTAGTGTGACAGCTGTTATTCACGTGGATGTTTCAGTGACTGGTTTAGGGTTGACTATGAACCAAGGAAATGGTAATGCTCTAATCTGGAACGAAGTTAATACAGGTTCAGCACCTATAGATCCTCCAGGTTGGCAAGAGGTGGCTGCATAATGAGTTTGACACAAACTCTTATTTTTAATAAAATGAATACACAAGGAACAAAATATGGCGAATTCAACATCTGCTAACCTAAAACTTACAGTTCAAGCAACTGGCGAAAATTCAGGAACTTGGGGACAAATTACAAATACTAATTTATTAATTTTAGAACAAGCGATTGGTGGCTTTACAACTTTTAACGTAACCAACGCTAATAGAACTTTAACATTCTCTAATGGTGCATTATCAAATGGTAAAAATATAGTTATTAAATTAACAGGAACTCTTGCAGCAAATAGAACAGTTAGTATACCAGATTCAATAGAAAAGACTTTTTTAGTTCAGGATGCATGTGATCATGCGGGAAATACTTTAACTTTTAAAACAGCATCTGGAACGGGTGTTCTTTTATGTGAAGGTAATTGCTACAATTTATATTCTGATGGGACTAATATTGAAAAAGTAAACGAATACAGAAAATGGAGAGCAGTATCTGCGGCTGAAACAGTCCAAGCAGGTGCAAAACTTTTAGTAAATACAAATGGTGGAGGAGTTACAATTACACTTCCAGCGTCACCAGCTACTGGAGATGAGGTCCATTTTGTAGACCAAGGTTATGATTTTAATTCTAACGCATTGACTGTCGGTAGAAATTCTTCTAATATAGCTAACGCGGCAGCGGATCTTGTTGTTAATACACAAGGAGCAGCTTTTGGATTAGTGTTCTCAGGAGACGCTACAACAGGATGGACTTACACGGAGAAATAATATGGCAAATTACGAAGCAACAAAATACGATTTTTCAGGGGCAAATCTTACAGGTATCGAGGGAATTCCCACAGCTACTATTGTGCCGTGGTCTTCATCTTCTGTACCAACAGGTTTTTTAGAATGTGACGGAGCAGCAGTTTCAAGATCAACTTATTCTGCATTATTTGCTATTGTAGGTACAACTTATGGAGCTGGTGATGGCGCCTCTACTTTTAATTTACCTGATTTACAGGATAACGTAGCAGTTGGAAAATCTGGAACTAAAGCTTTAGCATCAACTGGAGGAGCTAATACTGTCTCATCTGGTGGAGCTGTGAGCACTAGCATTTCAGGGACAGTGGGTGGTTCGACAGCTAACGCTACTTTATCAACAAGTCAACTGGCTTCACACAACCACAGTTTTACAAGACTTAGTAATGCGACCAACCCAGGTAGCAATATACCTGCGAATCAGACAGGTCCCACAACTCAACAAAACGTTAATAATACAGGATCAGGGACAGGTCACTCACACAATATGAGTGCAACTTTTTCAGGGACTGCTAGTAGTACTTTTTCAGGCACCGCAACTTCAGTTGTTCAACCTTATATAGCAATAATTTACATAATTAAGACATAGGAGAAAAAATGGCAACTAACGCAAATTGGACAATAGTATTTGAAGACAAATGTATTATTAAAAATCATGCAGAAGGTGCTTCTGAAGGTATTGGCTACGTAATTGACGATAATTCTTTTTGGTCTCAATCTAAATTTTCTAATATTTGGGCTGTTCAATATGGAACATCTAATCCAACTGATGCAGTGGAATACAGAGATGGGACTCCTCACTCTACGTGGGAGGATGCAAACCTAGGTGAAATTTCAGACTTTACTACTAAATGGGATTCTGCACACTTAACTAAGTTACAAGAAGACTGGGATAATGACGTAAGAGAAGAATCTGAAAAAGGCTCAAGACCTACATCATATTCATCGTAACATTAACCAAGAAGTTAAAATATATTTTTCACCAGATAAAGGTGGATTACCTCTGTGAAGATATGGAAAAGCAGCTGGCCATATAACAATTCTACCTTTTTTTGGTTTTACTCTTTTTGAAAAATGTAAAAACTCTGTCTCACCACCTTCTTCAACATCGTTTAAATAAACTGTATAGGCAAAAGCCCTACCCTCATTCTCCATACCACGATTATGTTCTATATGCCAAACGTGATATCCTTGTGTGGGTAAAGTTTTTTGAATTTTTAATGTAGTATAAAAAAATTTTTCTTGACTATACGCTGCAGCAGCCCCTGTATTTTTTTTATAATGGTGCCATGCTAAATCAAAATTATATACTAAGGATTTTAAATCCTCCCACCAAATATCCATATTATAACCCCCGCCAAAAAATTGTCGATCTTGTATCGTGGTTATTGATCTATTCTCCAACTGCATTCTATCAATGGTATTTTTAAATTTATGTTGATCTTCAAATAAACTGATAGCTTTATCACATTCTTCTTTGGTTATATAATTGTCATATACACCAATAAAATTTTCTATATTTACATTTTTTACTGCAGCCATGCTACTATACTGTACCTTGTTCCTTTCAATATTGGTTCAATTGTGTGAGGATATAAAAAATTACTTGGAAAAAAAACGATAGAATTTTTTTGTAATTTTATTCTTTTAATTTCTATCTCTTTTTGATCTGTAAACACTAAATTTCCTCCTTTATAATTATCATTTAAATTTATTATAACACTTAAACATCTAGTTGTCGTGCTAAAATGATCAATGTGTACTTCGTATTTTCCACCTACACGGTATTTTAATAAATCAATTTGATTTATTTTATTGCTACTCATTTTTGGAAATTTAATTGTGTAATAAACATATAGCCTCTCTATTTCTTTTTTTATTAAGTTCCAATAAAACTCATTTCTAGGAGTATCAAAGTTTAATTGATATCCCTTTACGTTTCTGACTTTTTTATTTATTAGCTCATCACCCTCTGAACCAACTTTAAGATTTTTTTTTGCTTTTTTATCTATCAGCGAAATTATTTTTTTCGAAAAATCAGGGTTTACTATATTGTTTAATGAAACAATAGCTTCTAAATGGTCCATAATTATGTTACTTTCATTCTCTAAAAAACTACTATATAAGGCATTATATGCTACAAAAATTAAATTTCAAGGCTGGTTTTAACAAACAAGACACGGAATCAGGGGCTGAAGGTCAATGGACAGACGGTGACTTTGTTAGATTTAGATATGGATTACCAGAAAAAATAGGTGGATGGTCACAATTAACTGCAGCTTCTAAAACTCTTCCAGGAGCAGCAAGAGCTCAAGTTGCTTTTTCTAGTTTTGCTGGTGAAAAATATGCAGCTATAGGAACCTCTCAGGGTTTGTTTTTATATTATGGAAATGCTTTTTATGATATCAGTCCTTTAGATACAGCAATTACAGGATGTACTATTACCACTGTAAATAACTCAAACGTTGTTACAATTAACAAAGGATCTCATGGACTAGCAGTAGGAAGATATATTACTTTATCCGCTGTAACAGTGACTGGAGCCAGTGCATTTACAGCTGCAGATTTACAAAAAACTTATGAAATATTAACCGTACCTGATATTGATAAATTTACAATACAAGCAGCTAGCGTGGAAACAGGTTCTGGAATGACTGCTGCTGGAGCTGCAACAGTTAACCCTTATGTTATCGTAGGACCAACTATACAAACAGGGGGTTATGGATGGGGTACATCTGCGTGGAACGTTGAAACCTGGGGCACAGAACGATCTACAGGTTCAGTAACTCTAGGCGCAGGTAACTGGAGTCTTGATAACTTTGGTGAAGTTTTAGTTGCAACAATATTTAATGGTGAAACTTTTACGTGGGATGCAGGGGCCGCAAGTCCTAGAGGTAATCGTGCATCTAAATCAACCACAAATTTTCAAACCACAAATAATCCAACTGCTACCAGATTTACATTAGTATCTGATAGAGACAGACATTTATTTCATTTCGGAACGGAGACGACTATTGGTGACACCACCACACAAGATCCTATGTTTGTAAGATTTTCTAATCAAGAAGATCTAAATACTTACGCTCCCACTACCACAAATACAGCTGGAACTTTTAGATTGGATACTGGTAATGAAATTAGAGCAGCTCTTCAAGGTAAAGATTATGTCTTTGTATTAACTGATCTTGCTGCGTACGTAATACAATTTGTTGGTCCACCATTTACTTTTTCTGTAAGACAGGTTGGTACAAACTGTGGGTGCATAGGTCAACATGCAGCCTCTTATGTTAATGGAGCTGTATTTTGGATGGGAACACAAGGAGGGTTTTTTGCATACGACGGAACAGTTAAATCTTTACCATCTCTTGTTGAAGATTTTGTTTTTACAACTGATGGAACTAACTTGGGATTAAATTTTGGTTCTAGTGATGTTATATTTTCTGGATCAAATAATTTGTATACAGAGGTTAATTGGTTTTATCCAAAAAGTGGATCTGATCAAATTGATAGATGTGTAACTTATAATTATTCAGAAAATTGTTGGACTACTTCTTCTTTAGATAGAACGACTTATCAAGATCAAGGGGTATTTGAAGTGCCTTATGCAACTGATTATGGAAACACCCTTACCCCTGTTTTTCCAGAAATATTAGGGATAACTAATAAATACGGAGCTAGTATTTATTATGCTCATGAAGTAGGAAACGACCAAGTTAATAACGCGGGCACAACCGCCATATCTGCATTTATTAGATCTGGAGACTATGACATAACTTCTAGAAGAAGTGCTTTGGGCCAAGCAACTGGTGTAGCTGATTACAGAGGAGATGGAGAGTTTATTATGTCTGTTAAAAGATTTATACCTGATTTTAAATACCAAGAGGGAAATGCTAAAATAACTCTTTTTGTTAGTGATTTTCCTGATGACACCCCAGTTAGTTCCCCACTTGGACCCTTTACAGTTACATCAACAACTGATAAAGTAGATACAAGAGCAAGAGG